CAGATGGGTCTAAAGATTTTTCTGTATCCGACAGTAATCGGGAATATATCGGAATGTATGTTGATTTTACGCAAAATGACAGCGCAGACCCGACAAAATATGCATGGAGTAAGATCAAAGGCGCAGACGGGGCGATCGGAACACCAGGAAAGCCGGGAGCCGATGGAAAGACCCCATATCTACATATCGCCTACGCAAACAGTGCAGATGGGAATACTGGATTTTCCACCACGGATGGTACAAATAAGCTCTATATCGGGCAGTATACAGATTATATACAGGCAGATAGTACAGATGCTGCGAAGTATACATGGACAAAGATCAAAGGCGAACAGGGGGAACGTGGGCTACAAGGATTGCAAGGAGAAAAAGGAGAACAGGGGATTCCTGGAACAGCTGGTGCGAATGGAAAGACCAGTTATTTCCACATCAAGTATTCTTCTGTGGCAAAGCCGACAACGTTCAGTCAGATGACAGAGACGCCGTCTGCTTATATTGGAACTTATGTGGACTTTGTACAGGAAGATTCCACAGATCCTGCAAGATATACCTGGTCACGTTTCCAAGGAGCCCAGGGTCCCCAGGGAACGCAGGGAATTCCGGGAACAAATGGCACAAACGGCAAGACAAGTTATCTGCACATTAAATATTCCAATGATGGAGGTAAAACATTTACCGGGAACAGCGGAGAAGATGTGGGAACGTATATCGGTACTTGTGTGGATTACAATCAGTCCGATCCTGCAAGTGTTGGATCTTATAAGTGGGCGAAGATTAAAGGAGAACAAGGTGCGACAGGACCACAAGGAGCAACGGGACCACAGGGGCCGGCGGGGGCATCTGGAAGAGGGATAAAAACTATTACGGAATATTATTTGATTTCTTCCGCAAAAACAGGAATTACAACGGCGTTAAGCGGTTGGAGTACATCAATTCCTACGATGACAGCAACAAATAAATACTTGTGGAACTATGAAAAATTTACGTTTACAGATAATACGACAGCGACCACTACACCAAAAATAATCGGGATATACGGAGACAAAGGAACAACAGGAGCGACTGGCCCGAAAGGACCGCAGGGGGCAACTGGTGCAACGGGACCGCAAGGGGCAACTGGAAACGGAATAAAGTCTATCACGAATTATTATCTTGCAACGGCAAGCGGAAGCGGTGTGTCGGCGTCCACATCAGGATGGACTACAACTGTACAAGCAATAACGGCGTCAAAAAAATATCTGTGGAATTATGAAGTTGTTACCTATACAAATGGTAGCACGTATCAATCAGCACCATGTATCATCGGAGTATATGGTGATAAGGGAGCGACCGGTGCTACAGGAGCAACAGGACCAAGTGGCATAATTGTATCTTCTACGGCTCCGTCAAATCCTAAAGTTGGCCAGTTATGGCAAACGGCATCCGGTCAGCCGATCAAGCGGTGGGATGGAAGTAGGTGGGTGATCCATTATATTTCTGTTGATAACTTAAACGCACAGACTTTAAGTGCGATAGCGGCAGATCTTGGAACTGTAACTGCCGGACTTATTAAGGATAAGAATGGAACAATGCTTATCGATGTTACATCCGGAAAGATTATTAGCAAGAAAATCGTGCAAGGAGCAGTGGAAAATGTTGCGTCATTGAGTAATGCGTATTTGGCTTTCTCTGGTAAGGCTCCGACAACAGATCGAGCTACTATGAGCGTGAACTTGCAAAACATCATGTTTACAAATGAAAATACAAGAAAAGCAACGACAATCCAGTTTGAGGATGAAATGATATATGCAAGAAATTCTGTATCCCCACGTATAAGCATATATGCGTATCGCAATTACGATTCCGGCACCGTGAAAGGTCCATATACAAGCACAAACTCCGCTAATAACATCCGTGTAGAGTTAAAAAGGAGAGGGTGTATGGTAACATGTAATATCACAATGCTTGCGCAGTTCCCGAATAGCGGAAGCTTCGGAGCGTTTAACGAGGTGCGAATCCCTGTTGGGTATCGCCCAGTGCTCGACATCAGAACACCTTACAACGAGGTGTCCGGCTCCCGGATCCTTGGAACTGGTCGATATCTAATCAGCAAAGACGGTGGAATTTCAATCTATGTCAATAACCCAAATTGGACAGAGAGGCACTTGTCTATCACATGGATTACGGATGACTAAAGGAGTGAATATGGAGATTAGAGCAAGACCGTGATGGTCTTATTTTTATACTTTAAAAACAGAAAGGAAAGTGAGGATATGAAGAAAATGGAACAGTTAGCAAATGTAAAGGCGTTTTTATGCATGGTGTTTGGAGCTATTGCTGGAGGATTTGTAAATCTGATTGGAGGATGGTCCGAGGACTTGACTACATTACTTATTTTTATGGGTGTAGACTTTGTTCTTGGATTGCTGATCGCTGCCTTTTGGAAAAAGAGCAACAAATCGGAGAACGGTGCGCTAAGCAGCTACTCAGCATGGAAAGGTCTGTGCAGAAAAGGGGTATCTCTACTGATCGTACTTATTGCATATCGATTGGATGTTACTCTCGGCGTAGACTACATCCGTACAGCCGTGGTACTGGCATTTATAGCAAATGAGGGGATCTCGATTTTGGAAAATGTTGGAATTATGGGCGTGAAATATCCGGAAGCGTTAAAAAAAGCACTGGATGTTTTAACAAATAAATCACAGGAGCAGGAGGGCGAGTAATCGTCCTCTTTTGTAGATTTTATTAACACTAATCTTACTTGCGGAAACAGTGCAGATGGTATATAATAAACGTATTATATATGGCGGTGCATACAATGGAATTAAACGATATTACAGTTTTTGTGGACGAATCTGGAACGATTGGTAAAGGTACGATAAAAGAGAATGACTTCTTTATTATCACGCTCTTATTTGTTAAAGATGAAGACATAAATCATATTAAAAAAGTATTTAAAAAGGAACGGCTAAAAATTGTTAATAAAAAGGATACGCTCAAAGAACAGTTAAGGAACAATAAAGAGGTAAAGGGGTCAGAGCTTAGTGAGGTAGAAAAAAGACAAATATATGAAAAGCTAATCGAAAAGTGCGGCGATAAGTTCGAAATAGCTGTGATTGTGATGAATAACAGAAAAGCTACAGTAAAATTTAGATCGAATTCATCTAGAGCATTTAACTACCTTATAAAAACTTTTTTAGAAAAGCATTTCAAGAAAAGAAGCAAGTTCAAAGAGTTGAGCCAAATACATTTTGTTATTGACGAGAGGAATGTTGCGACAGAGTCAAAATATACTTTACAGGAATATTTGAATACAGAATTGAATTTAGTGGAATCATTTGCGGAAAAAGATATAGTTGTTCATTATTATGATTCAAAAAATTATTTGTTACTGCAACTAGCAGATTTTATTTCAAATACTTTTTACAGATATAGGCAAAAAAATATCGCAGAATCAAAAGATAATGTAAAAATGTTACTAAATCAGACAAGTACAAATAAAATATTCAAATTTCCGTATTATTAAAATTGATTATACATATAATTTAACTGGCAGTTGTTATATAAGTCCATGTTTTGACACATTTGTGCTTGGGAGATATCCTCGAATATGGCGTAACAACTGTTTTATTGTTGACAATTACGAAAAAACATGCTAATATTTGTTTAACAAAATAAGTCCTTATAAACCGCAAGAGATTGTAAGCAGTATGTACTACTGTCGGAGTAAGGCATTGCCAGAAGAACACCTCAGCTATGGGGTGTTTTTTGTTATACATATAGTGAATGCGTAGGGAGCTTGGAAACAGGCTCTCTTTTATTGTGCGATTGCACGGGAAGGAATAAAGAATTATGGGTAGTAGAGAATTTTTAAACATTTGTAAAGCAAAGGTGGCAGATTATTTTAATCAGAATAAAGACAAGACGGATACGTCTGGCAACATGACTTCGGATGATGTATTTGTAGTTTGGTATTGCAAGACACTGCAAAATCACAAGGCGTTACTTAGTACGCCAGTGAGTGACGGTATGTATCATGAGATCACATACAATGGAGACAAAAACGAGTTATATTTTGATGCTTACAAAAAGTGGGAAAACATTAAATACGATATGTAAGTTGTGCGTCATCGCGCAGGAAGGAGAGAAAATATGAGTATTTGTCGTGGAGTAGCAGGAAACAGAGGAAGAAATCCGGTAGGAATCTTTTTTCACAATGACGCTGGAAGCAAGAACGCCAATGCAGAATTTTACAGAAATTGGTTACAGACACATCCTCTGGAAAACGGATTTGCGCACTATTATGTAGCGCAGGATGGAATCTTGCAGGCAGAGGATGACTGGAATTGCGCTTGGCACTGCGGAGACACAAACGGGAACTTAAATTATCTTGGCATCGAAACGTGTCAGAGTATGGGCGATCTGGATGTATTTAAAGCAAATGAGGAAAAAGCATTGCAGTTGGCAGCGCAGAAGTGCAAGCAGTATGGAATCACACCAAGCACAAGCACGATAAGGCTACATCAGGAAGTGTATGCCACATCATGCCCTCACAGATCTGTGGAGATTCACGGTGGCAGAGAAGCTACAAAGTCCTACTTTATCAAACGGATTAAGGAGTACATGGGTGGTAATGTCACGCCACCAACTTACGTATCTGGTGGACATGGATCCGGACAGGTATCGGCGTCACAGCAGCCGGAAGTAGTATTTACCTACGCTGTCAAGCTGGAGGACGGACGCATCTTGCCGTTTGTACGGAATCTCACGGATTTTGCCGGGATTCAGGGCAAGCGCATCACGGATGTAGCTATTAAGGTAGACAAAGGCTCCGTAAAATACAGAGTCCACGTGATTGGCAGAGGGTGGCTGCCTTATGTGACCGGATGCAACTGGAATGATCACAACAATGGTTATGCAGGTACCGGACAGCCGATTGACGCAATCGAGGTGTACTACAATACTCCAGCGGATTATGCGGCAAAATACGGCTACCAGAAAGCGCAGTACCGTGTCAGCCCGGTAAATGGAGCTTACTGGTCATGGCAGTATGATAACGAGACTGGAAACGGACAGGACGGATATGCTGGAGCGTTCGGACAGGCAATCGAT